CAGATATCTCGAGTGTGCGTGGGTACGCAAAGACCTCGTGTCAAAGGCGACGCCGAGCACCGCGCGACTTCCCCACCCGCTCGACACCAAGTGCCGCCCGGATGTCCCGGATGTTTCCTATGACTTTATCGCTCGTCAAAGCCCTCCAGTTTCGTTCGTAGTCACGGATAATATAAACAAAAATATTTTAAATAATATTTTAACTGATTCAGATGAGGTTGTGCCCGCTCTCGAAGAGGCTAAACATGACCGAATATTCATAATTAAACCGGGCGATATTTTCCCTTATGAACATATATTGGGAATACCACAATATCCTGGAAATATTCAGTTTCCTGTTGGGTATAATGGCCTGTATTTACCAGAGGTTCGTTTCATAATCAAAAACTCTCAGAATAGTTACGAGACCAAAATACCTATTCATAATATTTATCCACTTAAGGGCTACAAGTGAAATAAATTCAAATGCTAGTAGATACTTTCATGTTCTACAACGAGCTAGATATCCTAGAGTTGCGATTAGAACTCTTGGATGAGTACATTGATCGGTTTGTGATCGTCGAGTCAGAGGTGAACCACGTGGGTGGGCCAAAGGAACTTTTTTTTCAAAACAACCGGGCCCGTTTCGCCAAGTGGCTCGGCAAGATTGAGCACGTCGTAGTCACTGCCGAAGAGTCCCCAAAGGATGAAAACCCGTGGTCGCGGGAAAAATACCAGCGTGAGTGCATTCTCAGAGGCCTTGAAGGAGTCCCTCCCGAATCGATAGTTATGGTCAGTGATCTTGACGAGATTCCCGATCTGTCAAAGGTCCCTTTTGAGAAACTTCCTCACATTGTCACATCGGTCCATATGTGGATGTTTGAATATTCATTCAAGTTTCTGTTTACAGGCGAGCCGTGGTTTGGAACGGTCATCACCAACTGTGAAATCTTCAAGCGAGTCGGGCCAAATTATCTTCGGGAGAATCGCTGGAAGTTTCCGTGTTTCAAAGAGTCTGGCTGGCACTTGAGCAGCTTTGGGTCGCCTATGCATGTCTGGAACAAGATGCAGACATATGCGCATGGAAAGGATGCGCATCACGCAACGCAAACTCCGGAGCTATTTGCAGAGTGGATAACCAACGGTCTTCATACCGATGGCAAGACGGAGCTGATACCTAGGCCCGATTGGGTACCTCTACCAGGATCTCCCGAAGTTCTACAGAGACTTGGTCTCGTGTGAGACCCATAAGACGGCCCTTGCGCCGAAGGAGCTCTTTGGCATCCTCCAGGTTAAGCCACCGAAGAAGTCTCCTCTTTTCTCTTATATTGTTTAGGGGGTTCTTGTCATCATAAGTTGCCTGACAAGCTGGCCAAGTGACGTTTCTCAGCTCTCTGAGCTCATTTTCAACATTGCCGAGACGTTCAAGAACGTGCTTGTTGAATTCATCCATTTTACATATAGCAACCCATGTCTTTAGTGTCACACTCGTAGTTGACGCATACGGCTGCTCCTAGAGCCAAGAGAATACCTACCCACTGAATCCAATGGTTAAACTTCTCGCCAAAAACAAAGTAGGCTACTATAGCGCCGCCTATTACAATCATAGTTTCCCACATGACGCAAGTCCACATCATGCTCTTTCCAGTAAAGCTCCTTATCAGAAAGAATATGACGCTTATATACGCCAATAAACCCATAGTCAGGTGGTACTTGTCTTGATTTTCGCTGAACCACTTGAGATGGGTATTTCCAAACAACTCTGACAATGTCATCATGAGAACATTGAAGACTGTCATCTATTCTTGCTGAGCATAAAAAACTAGAACGCACACTTACGAATGAAGGCTGCCTTTATCACTGGCGTCGCCGGGCAGGATGGGTCCTATCTGGCCGAGTTGCTTCTTGAAAAAGGATACACAGTTTACGGAATGTGCAGATATTGTTCGGAGAAGAAAAAGGAACGCTTATCAGAAATTCTCTCAAATGACGAGTTTCATCTCGTTGAGGGTGACCTCACGGACACGGCCCGAATCAATTCTATTATAAATTCTTTTGAACAATATGACGTTATAGAAGTGTACAACCTCGGGGCGCAGTCGCACGTCAAGGTCTCATTTGACCAGCCAGAGTATACGGCAAACGTGGATGCTCTCGGAACCCTGCGACTTGTCGAGGCTATCCGCCAGTGTGGGTTCGCGCACAAGATTCGCTTTTATCAGGCGGGAACTTCCGAGATGTATGGAGCCAGTCCTCCTCCTCAGCGAGAAACAACTCCCTTTTACCCGCGAAGTCCTTATGGAGTAGCCAAGCTCTATGCGTACTGGATAGTAAAGAACTACCGAGAATCATACGGCCTCTTTGCGTGCACAGGAATTTTGTTCAATCACGAGTCTGAGCGTCGTGGAGAGGAATTTGTGACGCGAAAGATTACCCTAGGTCTAGCAGAATACCTGAAGACGGGCAAGGTTCTTGAACTCGGCAATCTCGATTCTCATAGGGACTGGGGTCACGCACGGGATTACGTGGAGGCCATGTGGCTCATTCTCCAGAGAGATGCGCCAGACGACTTTGTGGTGGGAACTGGCGAAACCCATTCTATCAGAGAGTTTGTTGAAGTCGCCTCTCGTAACGCAGGTCTGAGTCTAATGTGGTCCGGAACCGGTCCAAACGAAGAGGCCCACGACGCAAACGGAAATATAGTAATCCGAATCAACCCCGAGTTTTATAGACCGGCCGAAGTAGACAACCTTCGGGCCGATCCCTCTCGGGCCAGACTCATCCTAGGTTGGGTTCCTATTATTTCATTTGAAAATCTTGTCAAAAGAATGATGGTGAATGACCTAAAGAGGGCCGGCCTCATACCCACATGAGTTGGCTCTTTGTAGGTCCGAGGCTTCTGGCCGGCATAGGCCAGGTGACGAAGCGCTATGCTTCCTTGACTGGCGGTGACTTTGTTGAGATGGGCCAGCGTCCGACCCGTCAAGAATACGATACGGGGTTTGCCTTTGTCCTGCCGTTCCCAGACCAACTGAACCTCGTAGACCAATACAAGATTTTCTGCAAGAAAATGATTTTCATGACAATCTGCGAGACTGAGACGGTCCACCCTTCGTATGGGATGCTGGTCGACCGCTACAAGACGCTCTATGTCGCTTCTGAATTCTGCCAACGGGTCTTTCAAAGGCAGTTTCCCCAGGGCGACTGGCGACTGCTCCACCTGCACGCGCCGCCGGGACCACGGGCGGCTCAATCTACGATTGCTCCTTATACCTTCTATACCATAGGGAATGTGAACGACCCTAGAAAGAATATCAACGCTCTTATTCAGGCCCTTGAACACTGTCCGGGAGCTCGGCTGCTCATCAAGGCGACGTGTCTACAAGATGTCAAGATTGACCATCCGCAAGTAACAGTCATAAACGGCCTGATATCTGATGAGCAGATGGAGAATATCCATAAGCACGGACACTGTTACGTCAACTGCTCCCACTCCGAGGGTGTCGGAATGGGGGCCGTGGAGGCGGCCCAGCGAGGCAAGCCCGTGATCATCACGGACTATGGGGGTCTCAAGGAGTACGTCAGGACTCCCTTCGAGGTCAAGAGTGACCTCGGCCCTATCGGCTTTGACGACTTTCTGTTCACCAAGGATCTCGTCTGGGGCCACCCCCAGTTCGATGACCTGGTCAAGCACATGAAACACTGCTACGAGAATAGAATCACAGAATGGGAACACCCTCATACCTTGGGGCTCATGGACTCCGTCGTGAACGAGCTCTCGGGAGCCAGCCAGTAGTCTGCCAGGAAGATGACTAGGGCCAGAACAACTGAAGAGTTTAACAGGAAACCATCCTGAGTATTTAGATACAGCATCGTATCATCAATAATTCCTATGCCGGTTGGCTTCTTGACCACCTTGGTCAGGACGCGAACAAGGATAAAGTTTATAAATAGGGCCGTGGCTATGAGATTCCAGGGCCCCTCCATGTATTATTAGCACTTTTAAAATATGGGACAAGGTCAATGGTTGACATCAAGCGTCTGGCTCAGCGACTGAAGCTTCACAAGATAGAGGGAACAGTAGTACACCACTGTGCTATTCTGGTGAAGATACTGCGGGCCGATGAGATAAAGGCCCGTATAGTTCATGGCTACGCAATAACCCCTGGAGAGATCTGCGAGCACTATTGGGTAAGGGTCGAGCCCGAGGGTCTGGACCTGGATATAGGGTGGGAAGTGGCCTGTCTGCACTCTCCAGAGCTGGAGGGTATGCAGGTTGTTCTGGCCGAGGAGTTCCCAGAAGGTCTGAAGGACAAGGATGGCAGGGAGCCTGAGGTGCTCCGGCAGGCCCAAAACAAAGACTTGCTTGAGCTTTGGGAGACGGACCCCAAGACTTTCTGGACAGAGGCGCCAAAGAGCGTTAGGTCTTTCAGATGAAGACTATCTTCTCGACCAGCTCCCGAGGAAGATCCTTCTTAATTCTTGTGTAAAACATCTCAAAAACGGGGTTTGAATTCTGGATCTCGATGCGGTCCAGGAACGTCTCCTCATCAGAACGCAGCGTATACAAAAGATTCACCAGCTGTGAACTCGTCTGTGGGTTAAGAGCTGAAATACCAACCCCCTTGAGGTTAAGAATCATAATCTCACGAAGGTTCTTTTCGCGAATAAAGTTTTCTACATTCTCGACGATTGGCTTGAGGCCCTTTGCAAACTCTTCAGCTTCTGCGGGGTTGCTTGGCTGCTTCTTCAGGTACTCGTTACCGAGGACCTCCACGTAGAGGTATGGTCCATCTGGGTAGAAGCGAAATATTTCCGTCATTTGTGCTACTGTTATTACACTTTACCTTTTTAACAGAACTTTTTCGCAGCAAAGAGTAGAATGCTCCATGTCGTGCGTCTGGTGGGGGTTGCCTACGTGTCAGCCCTGACCTTTGTAGCCGCGTGGCTTTTCTCGACCCTATTGGACCGCATCACGCCCCCCTTGAAGCCAGAACACTCGCGCGTTCGCGCATTCCTGGAGATTTGCGCGCAGTTTGGCCTGATAGGAATCATTGGCTTTCTGAGCCGGGGCCTCATAAAGAAGATTCCCTTTCCAATTGACGGAGCGGCTGGCTATATCCACTCCCAGCTGAACGAGCTCCGCACGCTTCCTTGGTACGTATTCATCTTCATGTTTTTCCAGACAAAGACCCAGGAGAAGATGCGTTTCCTGATGGGGAAAACTTGAAGCACTCCCAGAGATGACTGGAGCGCCTACTTAGCCGCGAAAACTCGTCAATTGTGTAGTCATCGCCCATGGAACGGTTACACTTGGCACAGATGGGCCGTAGGTTGTCTATATTCAGGGTACCTCCCTTGCTCTCGGGAATGTTGTGACCCGTCTCAAAATCAAAAACAGTAATAATATTCTCGCACCACGCGACGAGGCACTTGTGCTCAAACTTGCGGCCGACATGCGTTCGCCAGACCTGCTCGCGAAGAGCCTTGGGTATGGTTGCCTTTCGCATCTAGGCGCTTAAACATTAGATCTTTTAAGCCTGCGTTTTTTGAAACGGAGCAAGACGCTTCAAAAAACGCTCCCGGTGAGACTTGAACTCACAATCTACAGATTAACAGTCTGACGCCTTAACCAATTAGGCCACAGGAGCAAGTCTGACTCACACGACCAGCGGAGCTACCACTGCGCCAAAGTCAGATGGGGCGTCCCCCTGCCGTTTTTAACGAGGTGGCACCCCCTCACATGGTGTAAATCTTCTTTACTCCTCGCACCTGCGTTCGACAACCTGGGCAGTTGGTTGACCGCGCACCTGACCTCGCCCAACACGGCGAGCAAACAACGTGGCCACAAGGGTCGATGAATAAGTCAACAAGTCGTTCTGTACAAATAAAACAAGTAAAAGCCCCGTACCTTTCAGCCATCGTGTTGATCAAGACCCTCTGCATCTCGTTCGTCACCCCCAAAAGTTCCCTACATTGTAGAGTCAGGGCCGAGATGCCCTCATCAGACTCGTATTTGTCTATTAGACTATCTACCATTACCTTTAAGCTTGTATCGGTGAAGCCATCTATAGTGCCCTTGAGAAGTTTTATGTCCTGACGCTTCTCTTCGAGCTCGGCCATCTTGGAGGATAGCTCACGCCGCTTCCGAGCATACTCCCCTTTGTAGTGAGCCAAAGTTTCCTCAAATGTCCTCCACTCGGCAGGGAGCTCGTACGGTACAGGATTCAGGGGAACCTCTGGCTCCTGCAGGACGCTCTCTATGAGAGCCCTGGCATCCAGGTATGCAAAATTCATTCCTTTATAAATAAAAATATCCTTAAGTATTAATGAGCTATGCTAACCAGCCCTCCTACAACACGTTTAAACTTGACAAGGTGCTAGTTTTTTCCGCGGCAATACTCTTGATCGTCTCGGCTCTGCAGGACTTTCTGGACCCCACGCGCCGTACTCTGCCGACTGTCATCATACAGGCCCTGACCCGGCTGCTTCTCGGACTGTTTATGATTTACTTCTTCTTCACTGTACTGAACCAGCGTTAAATTATTTTGTAATACAATAGTAATGGCATTCTCGGCCGATGTGCTCATGGGTATTCTCATAGGCCTCATGTTCTTTGCTCTGGGTGTTGCGACGGTGGCTATCGCCAACAGGGGCAAGAAGGTCCCTTCATTTACCACGGACGCCAATGGCGAGCCAGTCACGGCCCCAGTCATCGTCAGGGACTACCCCAACATAGTCTTTGGATCTCTCTTCATAGTCCTAAGTGTTGTTGTTCTTGCGATGGCTGGCCGCGCGGCCTCGTCTTAGAGAAATAATGTATAAAAATTTAAATGATGCACCTCATCGGACACCTCAGCGGCACGATCATCACGGATGCCACTGATCTCGAGGAGCGAATGGTTCGGGTTGCTCGAGACTGCAACCTGACCGTCGTCGCCAAGGCTTTCCACCAGTTCGAGCCCCAAGGGGCGACTGGCGTTCTTGTCCTGTCCGAGTCCCACTTCTCAGCACACACGTACCCGGAAAATGGGCTCGTGTATGTTGATGTTTTCTGTTGTAACCCGGCTCTGCGCCCTCAGTGGTGTGCAGCGTCTCTGGAGAGGCACCTAGGAGGCGAGATTCACTACCAGAATATTAATCGAGCCATAGAGTAATGGATAGTGCTCAGCACTTTGCCCGCGAAAAGGGCCCCGCTCTCATAACATTTCTCAAACTTATTTTTATTATTTCTTTTATAGTTTTGGCCGTGACGGATAGGGACATTACGTGGTTCAAGAGACAGCCTGGAAAGACGATAGCAGAAGCTCTCGTGGCAGGTATTGGAGCGGCGGCGTCTTTCGCCATCCTTGGCTATATGCGGGGAGCCCCGGGCCTCGGGAAGCTATTCTTCGTTTCGTTAGGAGTTTTCTCAGTTCTGCAGATTCTTTTTGAACTGGCTGGGTTCAATGAACTTACGGCTACGTCCGACACTGCGGCAGCCAAGTTCTCTAAAGACGTGAGCAAGTTCGAGAAAAACAATATTGTACGGGCCCTTGGGCTAATAGTTTTTATTGTTCTTTTCAGTTTTATGATTTGTGCATGGGACACGCCTTTTCCAAAAATAAACGGGATCAAAGCACCTTGGGCACGGACAACTCCACAATTCCTTATGGAGATGGCCGTTATAGGCCTCGGTTCAGCTGTGCCATCTATATTTGTAACAAAGAACAGGGGTGGGAGCGCAAGACAAGTGATGACAAATTTTGCCGCGGGATTCTTCCTATTTGGAGTTTTGGCTCATCCGTCTCTTCAGTACTCTGGCGTATACAGGGAGATAGGCCTCTGGAAGGATGGAAGGTTGAATGTCAATAAAAGTATAAATATTCCAAGTTTTAGTTAGTTCCTAGAAACCGAATCGAAGGGTGCAGACGCCAGTCAAGGCCGGGAGTTGGGGGGTCTATCGGTATGGGGCGCGGAACTCCTGGAGCCCATGCATACATATCGTGCGGGACCAGCTCGTTATTAAACGGGCTAGTGGTCTTGTACAAGAGAAACAGGGCCAGCACAATTAGGAGAATGAGCAGTGGCGTCATCTTTATTTTTACGAAGATTTTTCTTATGGTCTCCTGGAAACAACTCGGCGCATTCAGCAATCTTCCTGGCGTGTTCGATAAAAGTCTTGGGGTCAAAAGTACCCTTCATATAGTTGCAATTCTTACAGCACGGACGACAATTCTCCGTACAGTAACTTTTGCCTGAATCTAAGCGGTCTATTCCATTCACTCGGACATCTAGGTCCATGTGCTTGCAGTATACGCATGGACTTGTCATCATCATCTTGGCTTCCTCGTCTGAGAGGTTCCATTCTATTCCTCGAGTTGTGGCGGAGCGCTTAATGGCGTCTAATCTGGGATTCACGTGCGTCCTGTACCAGTGACGCATGTGTTCGGCATTTTCAGATTTCCACGCCCTGTGAATTTTGTTATTATGGTTCCTGAACTCTTCGGGGCGCTCCTCGAGTTGCTTTGCTCGCCATTCCTTATAGTATCCCTTCTCCTTCTGGAGATCATTGTGATATTGACGGCGTTCTGGTTTTTGATCAAACTTTTTACCCTTTGTACGACACTTTGCGCATGTGGAACACTCTTTTTCTTGAGAATTTATAAATTCTTTTAAAGGCTGTGGAGCCCTTGTGCAGTTAGTGCATTTCTTTACTTCGACTTTGGGTTCTTCCATCCTACTATACTGGGAGGATTATTTCTTTAGACCTCAAGAACCTTGGACGTTCTTGAGGGCCGAAGCCCAATTGATTTTTTATAAAAGTTGTATTCCTACCACAATAAAATATATGGGAGGATCAGTTACTAAAAGCGAGGCCCCCCATTCCAGACTGGATGCGCAGGATGTTGTAGTTGACGGCGAACAGCTTCTGCGTCACAGTGCCAGTGCTGGCGATGCCCATAGTGTTCGTCTTGAGTGCCACTGCCACCTGGGCGTTATCAATGCGCGAGAAGTTGCACGTGCCGGTTGGCTGGTGCTCCTCTGGCTGCAGAGCGAAGGAGTACACGTAGATGCCGGGGTAAGGGCAGCCAGAGTGGTACACGAAGGGCTGGTACTGGTTGAAGTACTTGCCCAGCTGCTCCTTGAAGCGGTCCTGGCCGTTGAGGATAACCTTGAACTGGTCCAGAGGGCCGACCTCGTACTGATAGGCGGCGCTGGCCACACCCTCCTCAATCCAGTTGTAGGTGTTGCCGGAGCCAGCAACTGCTGACGCGCCACCTGCGAAGTAGATGGTACCCTCAGGCATGGCAGAGGGAGCCGCGCCCTTGGTGCCCGAGAAATACAGGTGAGGCATGCCAGACACGTGAGCCAGAACGTAGTTGTTCGAGTTGACAAAGGCGGAGGTGTTGCAGGTGACCTGGACGTTCTGGGTGCTCGTGCAAAAGTTCCAGAGGGAGTTCAGGTTCGAGCCTGCACCCGAAGAGGCAGTGCCTGGGTAGTTGGGGTTGACGTAGCACCAGATGAACTCCTTAACCGGGTGGTTGAAGGACAGGCGGATCAGCTGGAAGGAGTCGTTGGGGCTCACGGAGTCGCCGCCCGTGTGCTGGACCTGCTCAATCAGGTACTCGTGGCCCTTCTGGGCGAAGCGGCGGCGCTCCTCGGTATCCAGGTACACATAGTTGGCCCAGACCTGGAAATCGGTCGAGAAGTAGGACAGGTAATAAGAAGACAGATCGAAATCCAGGCGGACCTCGTGGTACTGCAGCGCAATCAGGGGCAGGTACAGGCCCGGGTTGCGGTTGAAGAAGAAGAGCAGAGGCAGGTACACACGAGGCTGGTTGGTGTAAGAGGTGGCGGTAATGTTTGTTGGGGCTGCAGCCGTGCTCGTCATCTTACCCCAGCAGTACTTGTCCGACTCGTTGAGGAAGACCTCGGAGTACAGGCGCCACCAGTTCTGGTAGTGCTTGTCGATGCGCTGGCCACCAATGGTCATCTCAATATCAGCCAGGGCACGCTCGGCGATCCAGTTGGTGTCGAAGACTGCGTTATTGGAGGTCGTGTTGGCCGTGGCCGGGAACAGCGTCACGTACATGTTGCCCACCAGGTCACCGTTGCGAGCAATAGTAACAGACACACGGCCAGAGTTGGTCGTGGTACCGTTGACCGTCTGCTGGATGTTCTCCATCGCGAAGTTGGTGTGGCGCTTGTAGACGGCCTGAAAGAAGGTCACCTTGGGCTGACCCGTCAGATACACATCCTGGGCGCCGTAAGCCACGAGCTGCATAAGTCCTCCTGCCATGATTGCTTGGTACTATAGCCCAAGAAAAAAATTGGGGACCGGAGCGCGCCCTGAGAAAAAATATTTGTTAAACTTAAATGTCTACCGCCAATGGAGCGTTGCCCGTGAACGCCCCTCTTGCTGTGGTAAATTCCACTGCTGCCGCGGCGAACGCTCCAGTGACCGCCAATCTGGCCGCCAGTCGCGCCAACAAGAACGCCGAGGCCGTCACCCAGTTCGAACAAGAGGCCCCCGGTCCTGTTGCTGCAGCATTAAACGCCAACGCGAAAGTTGTTGGGGCGGCCAATGCAGTCAAGCAGGCTCACCAGAACGCTACTGGGGCTACGCTCAATGCAGTAATGGCGCCAAGCCCAACTAATAATCAAAAGGCTGAAAAGGCCTTGAAGGCTGTAAACGAGGCTCTGGTTAATCTCCAGAAACTTCGCAATAAGGCAGCCGCCAAGAATATGGCAGTCGTCAACGCAGTCTTGAAGAATAATGCGGGAAATTCGAGCAAAAATAATAGTGCAACCAAGTAAATGTCTCAGCGCCCCAAGCCCCCAGTGAAGAAGCCACCCCCACCACCCCCAGTAGAGGAGGAGGAGGAGGAGGAGGAGATGGAGGAGTTTGAGGAGGAGTTTGGTGAGGC